TCACCACATGAACAGCTTAAACGTCCGATCCGCCGCCTGCGCGGTGCCGCATCTGACTTTCAGGTGTGTGAATCCTCCGATGCCGCCCGGGACGTCGAAGGTGTGCGTAGTCGTGCCTGCCGCGGGCCCGGTCAGGATCATGTTCGTGCCGTTGGGAGTCGACCGGTATTCCGCGTACGTGGTCCCCCCGTCCCCGCTGACCAGCAGGTAGACGGTGGAGCTGGTGATCGTGGGGACCAGCACGGAGAGGTTCTTCGCGGCTTTGGGGATCGGTACCGCGGCGCTGGTGGTGTTGTCGGCCACCACGCCGCCGGTGACGAGGGCGGTCGCCACGTACGGATTGCCGGCGGAAGCCGGGACGGAAAGCGCGACCGCGAGCAGCGCGGCCAGAAAGAGCAGCAGGTATTTCTTCATCGAGGTAATCCTCCTTCGTGGGGATGCCCCCGGGAACCGAAGCCCCCGGGGGCGGCCTGGTGTCAGATGACGTCCTTGTCGCCGGTGGACGCGGTACCCGGAGGACTCTTGATGGCGTCTCCGGTCGGGTTGGTCTTTTCCCCACCTGCCGGAGCGGGCGGAGGTTCGACTTTCGGGGCGACCTTGATGCCGGCTTTCTTGAACGCGGCCCGGGCGGCGTCGTCGACCGGTTCCATCCACTTGCCGGACGGCTTGCCGTCGAACTCGAACTCGGCTCCTGGTTTCCGCTTGCCGCGGTACTCCCCAAACGCGATCGCTTTGACTCTCATCGCTCACCCACCGATCAGGTGATGCTGAAGCCGTCGGCGTAATTCTTCCCACCGCCGGCCATGGAGAGCGGAACGATGAACGCGTCGACGGTTACGGTCGGCGTGTTCGAGCCGTCGAAGTTCAGCCCGAGGTACCGCAGGGTCTTGGCGCCCGGCGGGATCGGGATGACGTGCCGGGAACCGACCGTCAGGTCGGCCGCCGCGATCGCCCGGGATACGATGATCGACGGCGACCCGAGGGCCGGGTCGTCGTCCTGGATGACGTCGAACTGGTAGGTCTCCGTGCCGCCGGACAACTTCGCGGCCACGGTCGGGGTGATCACCACCGCGAGCGGTTCCCCCTCGGTGATGTCGTTGCCGGCGGCGCCGCTGTCGTAGGTGTTCTCCGACACGGCGTCGGTGGAAAACGCCTGCGCGCTGCAAAGCTGCGTCTGTGCGTCCCTGAATCCCATGATCGTCTCCTTTCAGGAGGTAGTGGTTTGCGAGTCGGTGGAGCAGTTCGGATCAGGTGATCCGGGCCTCGGCCTCGGTCAGCGCGTCGCAGGTCTTGAGCGGGATCCCGAAGAAGTCGAGTCCGCCGCGGACCGGGTTGCCGAACTGCGTCGCCGCCGCGGGGATCGAGAGGGCGTTCTGGCTCTTGTCCATCGCCTGGACGCCGAGGAACGACTTCACCGTCCGGTTGGCGTAGAACGACGCCCGGCCCATCGCGTACGACGGGATGCGGTCCATCGCCCGCTTCATGAGCTTCGGGAGGTACGCCGCCGCGACGTTCTCGGCGGTCAGGTCGGAGATGTCGATGTTGCAGATCCGGACCGCGTACCGCCAGTCCTTCACCACCACGCCGCACTTCCACTGGAAGCGGTCCTGGTACGCCCGCATCCGGGAACCGGCCACGCCCGCCGTGGTCTCCACCGTGACGATGCCCAGGTCCTCGTGGATGAGGCCCGCCTCGGAATCCTTCGGGAAGATCCCGTGGACGGTGTTCTCGCCCCACACGATGAGCCAGATGGACGAGTTGTCGGACCCCGTGCCGCCGCCGTCGAGGATGTTCTGCGCGTTCGCCGCGCCGGAGATCGCGGAGTAGTGCGCGCCCAGGCCGATGAACTCTTCCGGCGACGCCGCCGTGCCGTAGAACAGCGTCTGCGCCATCTCCTGGTTCATCGCCTCGATGAACGCCTTCGCCTCGGAGAGCCGGAACGCCCCGACGTCGGGGGCCAGCTTCGCCAGGTCCAGATCGACCTCGGACCACGCCTCGAGCATCCCGCAGTGCGCGTCGATCTGCGCCTTGGTGGACTTGCTGGTGGCGACGCCTTGGTTCAGGAGCCGCCAGTAGACGGACGGCAGCCCCGTGCGGATCGTGGTGCGCTCCCCGGTGGGGAGGTTGCCCTGCTTGAACAGCATGTCCTCGAGGATCTCGTTCGTCTGCGCGAGCAGTTCGATGACCGCCGCGACGCGTCCGTTCGGGTCGAGGCTCTTGGCCCAATCGGCCAGTGTGAGACAGCCGGCTCCCAGTGTTGCCATGGTCGTGCTCCTTTCGGAATGGTGTGGTGAATCGGCAGATCAAAGGGCGACATATCGCCCTTGAAAAAACGCGCGTTACTTCGTACCGCCGTACAGGCGCTCGGCGTGAGACTTGGTCGCCGCCCCCGAGTCCCCGCCGGCGCGCAAGCGACCCTCGCTCCTGGCGGAGGCGACGAGGAAGATCAGATCGTACAGGTGGGGATGTGCTCCGAGGCCGGACTTCTGGATGAGATCCTGCATGGTCTTTGGAAGCGCCGCGATCTCGCGCTCCACGAGGGCCTTGTTCTGGTCGAACTTATCTCCCCAGGACGCCTCGAGCTCCTTCTGCGCCGCCGCGGCGGATTTCTTGTCCTCGGCGTGAAACGCGATCGCCTCCGCCACCTGGTCGTTCACCAGCGCCTGGAGCGCCTTCGCAGGTACGCCCGCCTTGTGCGCCTTGGCGAGGAATCCCTCGAGGCCCTTCTCATCGACCGGCACTCCCTCCGGGATCGTCGGCAGCTTGATGCCGTACTCCGCGGGGGTGGCCGGGACGGCGAAGTCCGCGGACTTCTTCGAGAGGTCCCGGTACGCGCCCAGGACGTCGGTCACGGGCTTGTCCTTGAACGGCTCGAACACGGCCGCATCCGGCTTGAGGGTGTCGGGAAGCCCGGTGAACCACTCCTGCGCCACGATCTCGTCTGCCATAAATTCAGCCTCCTTGCTGTTCGGCTTGTTCCATCTGCGCCACGATGGCGAGGACGGTCATGATGTCGTCGTACACGGAGCGGCGGCCCTCATTGAACGCCGTCACGTCCCCGTACCCCGGCACGAAAGATATCCCGCCGTACGACGCCCGCAGGTCGGCCAGCACCTTCATGCCCTCCGGGGTGGCGAAGGTGATCTTGTAGGCCATGAGCTTGTCGGGCGTAGCGCCGCGCGTGAGGCGGTCGCGCTCCTCGATGATCTCCTTCAGCAGCCGCTGCTGGTTCGTGGGGCCTGGCTTCACAGGCCCATCTCCGCCTGTGGCACCATGCGGGTGCGCTCACCCATGCCGGTGTCTGCCGCGGAGAGATCCTTCTCTGCCTTCGCCTTCGTCGCCATCTCGTCCGCCATCGCAGTGCGCTCTTCGCGGGCCTGCACGTCCGCCTGGACCTTCGCCCGGGCATCACGCCGCGCAGCGACCTGGTCCTTGCCCCGCATGACCTTCGACGGAACGGATCCACCGGCGGACCGGCTCCAGAGGGCTTCGTCGAAGTCGATGGTATCGAGCACGGAGGGGTCCTGCGTACGCTCGAAGATGGAGATCGTGGCATCCACCTGGGAATCGATCGCCAGCGTGTCCTGCGACCGCTGCGCCGCCGCAAGCGGACCCTTGTAGACCACGTCGATCGATCGCTCTTCGGGGGGGGCCTGCAGGATCTCATCGGGGGGGGGAGGAAGCGCGCCGCCGTTGAGCATGATGCTGAAGGCCCGGCCGATCGACGGGTCGAGGAACTCGGACTTGTGGCGGCCGAGCACTCCGGGGCCGAGCACTCGCATCATGAGTTGGATCCGCAGGTGGGCCTCCTGCGCCGTCATCTCCTTCTCGGGGAGTTGCAGCAGTCCCGCGTGGAACGCCTCCTGGATCACGGCGCGCATCTTCTCTTCTTCCACTTCCGCGACGTCGAACCTTGCGCCGTTCAGGATCGGTTGGACGGGCGGGTTCATGCCGAGGGCCTTCCCGTTGACGTCGTGTACCGCCCCCGGGAGCCAGCGGATGGACCCCGCCAGCCCGATGTCCTTCAGGAGCGGCGGGAAGAGCGCCATGGCCAGCGACATGAGCTTGAACCGTACCGCCTCGTTCAAGGTGCGGACGTCCGGGTACGCGGAGTCGCCCAGGCCGCGGCCGTAGATCCTCTCGCCGTTCCCTCGGGACCACCGCGGGGTGGGCGCGGGGAACTCGCGGAAGCCCTTTTCCTCGAGCAGGTTCCTGCGGTCGGGTTCGAGGTAGTAGCAGGCGTACGGCATCTCCCAGGAGAACGGGCGGCGGTCGGTGGAGCGCGGGGCGTTCTTCCGAGGCTCGATCGCCATGAGGACGTTGATCGGATCGTAAGGGCGGTTGATGGACACCTGCTTCGTCGACGGCGAGACCGTATCCGGCCACTCGTTTACCACGTCGATCGCCGGCATGGACGTCTGCCAGTAGACCGTGTCGATCATTCGGCGCCGGTTCTCCGCGCACCACGCATCGCCCAGGGAGATCGCCGTGAACCGAAGGCCGCCGAACTTCATGCCCGGCGTGTCGATCTCGTCCTCCTCGATGAACATCGGAGAGGCCGTCCCGAAGATGATGTTGTCGAGGTACGCCTCCGGAGCTTCCGAGTCCCAATTGCTCATGGCGAACGCCGCAAGCATCCGCTCGGCGCATTCCTCCAGCCAGTCGGCGACCGCCTTCGAGTCCATCAGGCCCACGTTGCGGGTCTGCAACCCGAACCACGGGAAGTTCGAGGCCGTCATCGACCCGTGCATGAACGACGCCAGCTTCTCGGCGGAGCGCGTACCCGTGCCGTCGTACTGCAGGTCGGTCAGCTTCTGGCCCTCGCGCTTCTTGTTGCGCGACAGGATCCCGCGCTTCCTCGGCATCATGACCTCGGCGATGCTCTCCCAATGCTGCTCGAAGGGCTGCCGGATCTGCTGCAACTGAGAGAACCGCGCGAGGACCTGTTTCGCGTCGACTGCCATGGACTCAGCCTCCGAGGGTCGTCTGCGACCCGAGGACCGGGTTGACGATCATCGACGCGCCGAATCCCTTCTTCCGCTTCAGCGCCAGGCGCTCGAGGCCGGCGCGGGTGGTCGCCTCGAAGAGCGCCTGCTTCTTGGCAGCGGCGGCGTCGGCCTTGGCTTTGTCCGCCTCGATCCCCGCGGATTTCTCGCTCTGGGCCATCCCCCAGGCGGAGTAATTCCCGTACTCATCGTTTCCTCCGAGGCGGCCCACGCTCCTGAACGCATCAGAGAAAGCACCTCCGATTCTCTTGAACGGATTACCCCCGAAGAGTCCCATCGCCTTCCTCCTTGCGTCAGTGATTCGATTCGAATCCCCGCATTGGTATCCGCGCGCCTTCCACAAACCCGGCCTCGGCTCCGTGAGCGTCCGGTCGCCCCACCCGCCGGGGGTCGAACCCCGTATCCGCGAACAGCGACCGCGGGGCCTTCTTCTGCACCGGGAACGCGAACGTCTCCGCGAACGCATCCGCCAGATCCGGGGAGTACCCGAGCAACCGCTTGAACTGCTCCTTCTCCAACAGCGCGAACTTGTCCTTTCGGAACAGGTACGTGATCGCGCAGAGCTCCCGCTGTAGCTCGGGCATATTCGGCAGGCAGCCGCCGGACTTGATCCACGCCTGCGCCTCGAAATACATCTCCGCCCGCTTGTTCAGGTACTTCGGATCGTACGGAGATCCCGAGTAGTGCACGGGGATCACCGTGTAGTTCGCAGCCTGCAACCCGTCGATCAGGCCCGTACCGAACCCGCCCGTGGCGTCCACGATGATCCCGTCCGCGCCCCACGTATCCGATGCGCGCGCGACCACGGCGACCTGCTCCTGAGTCTTGAGGTTGCGGGCGATCTTCGGGCGGAACGCCACGCGTCCCTGCCGCGGGAAGATCACGAACCGATCGTCGCCCTCGCGGGCCACGTCCACGCCCAGGACCTTCGGAGCGAATGCGTACGCGTCCGCCGCGAGCACCCTCCGCATGGCCTCGGCGCAGTCGTCAGGCCCGAGGAGCGCGTTGATCGACGCCGGGGGGAACGTCCCGAGGACGTTGACCATCACCCACGGGTTGTCCCGGCCGTAGTCCCGGATCTGCTGTCTGGCCCACTCGATATCGATCCGAGGGGAGCGCCGCGAGTCGTCCGGGTCGCCTGTGATATCGATCACCACCCACAGGTGCCGCGCGGTCGTGCAGGCGGCGTACAACGGCCCCTCGAGGTGCGTCGGGTTGCCCGCCTGGACGATCTTCAGGAAGTCGCCCGGCTGCCGGGTCGAAAACACCGCCTCGCCCGTGGACATGACCGAGTCGGGAATGCCCCCGCTCTCATCGAGGACGAACAGGACGTACGCCCCGTGGATTCCCGAGAGCGTGTTCGCCTGCTGCTGCTTGTCCGCGGTCTTCTGCCAGGTACGCGCGGAGAAGAACCACGTCTCCGGGTGGTGCCTTGCGAAGATCCGGGTCTTGGTCCACTCGAACGCGGCCTGAAAGTACTTCGACCGGCTGCGCCACTTCTGGATCTCCGGCCAGAGGTTGTCGTCGAGGTTGTCGCCTGTGATCGACGTCGCCGCGCCCTTGGGATGCTCCCCCGGGCGGCCGTAGCAGGCCATGAAGTTCCAGATGATCCACGCCAGCCCTGCCGTCTTGCCCGGCCCCTTGCAGGCTTTCATGGCGATGCGCGACTTCTCGGGAGACGGGTCGGCGAACGCCGTCAGCATCTCGGCCTGCCACGGATCCGGCTCTACCCCGAACTCCTCGCGGACCATCGTGATCGGTTCCGCGCGCCACCGGGCGGTCCGCTCCGCGGCGTACCGCAGCAGATCAGGTCGCTGGTGCATCGGGCTTCTTTTCCCCGCCCTTCCACGACTCCGCCAGGACGTCCTCGAGCGATAGCCTGCCGCTGTGGTTCACGTCGACGCGCTCGATGTACCCGCGCTCCTTCGCCCGGCACTTGAGGAAGAAGAAGATCGACGCCTCCTTGCCCCGGCTGATGTTAATCAGGAGCTTGCTCTCGGTGAAGTCCTTGAGGCCCTCGACGATCTCATCCCAACCCTCGGCGAACACGGGGTCGTCCCGGCGCCACAGGTAAGCCGCCTGCCGCGAGATGTTGATGGCCTTCGCGGCCTCCGTGGCGTTGCCGAACTTAAGCTTCAGCGACTCGAGGAACTGAGCCTTCTCCATCGTCACTCGCTCTTGCGCCAGCGTCGCCAGCGGATCCTTCTTGGACAAGTTCAGCCCGCCTCCCTGTGAAGGTTTCCCACCGCTCGACGATGACGTCGACGTAGCGGGGGTCAAGCTCGGCCATCCGGCAGACCCGGCCCTCGGACTCGCAGGCGATCAGCGTCGATCCGCTGCCGCCGAACGTATCCAGGACCACGGCGCCGGGCTTGCTGCTGTTGACGATCGCGCGGGAGACGAGCTCGACCGGCTTCATCGTCGGGTGCTCTACGCTGCGCTTCGGCCGCGGGATCTCCCACACGGTGTCCTGGGTGCGGTCTGCCGCCCACGTGTGCCCCCTGCCGGGCTTCCAGCCGTAGAGGATCGGCTCGTGGCGCCAGTGGTAATCCTGCCGGCCCATGACGAACGAATCCTTCACCCACACGATCGCCTGCTTGAACAGCCACCCGGCGTCGATGAGTGCCCCGCGGAAGTTGTACCCCTCGGTGTCCGCGTGGCAGACGTAGATCGGCGCGCCCTCGCGGGCGTTGGCGAACATCACCTGAAACGCCGCCAGGAGGAACGCCCGGAAGAGCTTGGTATCCATCTTGTCGTTGACGATCTTCAGGGCATCGGCCGTCCCGCCGGTGTAGTCGACGTTGTACGGCGGATCCGTGAACACCAGGTCGGCCCGCCGGCCGTCCATCAGCCGGGCGACGTCGGTCAGGCTTGTGGCGTCCCCGCACAGCAACCGGTGCGCCCCCAGGGCGAACAGGTCGCCGGGGCGAGCTACGGCCTGCGTCGGCAGAGGGGGAGGCTCGTCGCCATCCCCGCCGCCGCCCGGCCCCGCGAACGTGATGCGCTGAAGCTCGCGCTCGTCGAACCCGGTGAACTCCATCGGGAACTGCGCTGCCTCGAGGCCCTTGAGTTCCTCGGCCAGCTTCTCGAAGTCCCACTCGGCGTCCTCGTTTGACCGGTTGTCCATGATCCGGTACGCCCGGCACTGCTCGGGAGACAGGCCCTCGGCCACGTGGACCGGAACCTCGGCCAGCCCCAGGG